CAGAAGGTGGTCATGTCGGCGGGAACAAGCCCTACCTAGTTGGCGAGCGCGGGCCGGAACTCTTTGTCCCCGGCAAGACCGGCACCATCATTCCCAACAAGAACATGGGTGGCGGGAGCAGCGGGGGCGGCGTCACAGTCAATGTGGACGCTCGCGGCTCGGCTGACCCGGCGGCGGTGCGTGCTCAGGTCCAGCAGGGTATCCTTGAGGCCGCGCCGGCCATCATTGCTGCCGCGCAAGCAAAGACTGTCGCTGGCCTGCGTAGGCCACGCCTTGGCGGAGCAATGAAGTGACGACCATTACGTTCCCCTCGACCCCTCGCCCGCAGTCGATCACATGGCGGCTTAACATGCCGACCCAGAACAATGTGTCGTCGTGGACCGGCAAGCGCCAGGTCGTTGCCTCTGGGCGCGGCTGGTGGGAGGCTACCGTCACTCTGCCGCCCGTCGTTGGCACCTCGACGTTCAATGCGTGGCGGGCGTTCCTTGCGCTTGCTCGCGGCTCTGCCAACGATTTTCAGGTTCCGGTTGACGCTACGGCGCAGTATGCCAATATCGGCACCGTAAGCACCAACGCGGCCAACCAAGTAGGCCGCTCGATCTCAACTAACGGCTGGCCAAACTCCACCACCACGCTAGTGGCTGGTCAGTTTGTGACTATCCAGAACCAGTTGTTCCAGTTGACCGCTAATGTCACCAGCGATGGCTCAGGCGTGGCCGTTCTATCGGTCGAGCCGCCAGTTCGGACCCCGATACCAGCCAACGCGGCGGTGGAATACCGCAACCCCTACTGCCTGATGTATCTGACCGATATGCCATCCTACTCGGTCGAGCCGGGGTATGTCTACAGCCTGACCCTTGATCTGCGCGAGTCGTTCTAATGGTTGACGCCACCACCCAGGCGGCGCTTGAGGGGAGCATCCTCAATTGGCGGGCGCTGTTCTACGCCGACATTGATGGAGACGTTCTCCGGGCCACCACGGGCCTCTATGACCGCACCGTCTCTGGCTCCGGCGACAGCGAACTGGATGGCACCTACGAAAGCTACGATCACAACATCATCGAGATCGGGCCGGTCAAGCATAACGAAACCGGGTCCGACACCGTTGCAATCTCGCTCAACGGTATTCTGGTAAACCTTGATCCAATCGTCGAGCGCGACCTTGACCCCATCTATGTTCGGGGCGGTGGCGACGTTCTTGCTCGCACCTCAGACCTACTGAATGTGATCGGCGACAAGACCCGCTGGCAGGGCCGCTCCGCCCGTATGTGGTTCTATTGCGTGGACGAGAACGAAACGCAGGTCGGCTCCATTATCCCTTACTACACTGGCTACATGAATGACATTGTTATTTCTGGCTCTGCGGAAAGTCAGGCCGTCATTCTCACAATTGAAAACTACCTCGCCTCTTTGGCCGGCGCTCCCAACCAGACATACATGATGCAAAACCTGTTCGACTCCGGCGACCTGAGCGCCAACGCCACACTTGGGGCGGCCAACGGGATTGGTAGCGGCTCAGGCTCCGGCGGTGGGGGCGGTGGTGGTGGAAACGGCGCATGGTGGGTTGGCGGCGGCAATCCGACGAGGGAAAAGTGACGCGCCACAATCTCTGGGAGCAGTCCCTCTCTGAATACATAGCGTCGAAGCGGTCGGCGCCATTTGTCTATGGCGAGAACGATTGCTGCATGTTCGCTGCTGGCGCGGTAATCGCCATGACCGGGATTGACCCGATGGCGGAGTTCAGGGGGCAGTATAATAGCCTCGCCACCAGTGTCCGGGCGCTGCGCGAGATCGGGGAGGGCGATCTCGAATCCACGATGGGCGCCAAGTTCTCAGAGATTGGCATCGGCTTCGCCCAACGCGGCGATCTCGCTTTCTTTGACGGCTCGGTTGGTGTAGTAATGGGTTCCTTCGCGTGGTTCGTGTCAGACGACGGTCTGGAGCGAGTGCCACGTTTGATGTGGGATAAGTGCTGGAGCGTCGGGCGTGGGTAAAGTTCTGAAAATCATTACCGGCATCGCGCTAATCGCCTTCGCCGGCCCGATTGGGGGCTTGTTCGTTGGCTCTGCCGCTGCTGGCGCTGCTGCCGCTGGCATCATCTCATCCCTTGTAGTGGCCGTCGGCGCAACCCTTGCACTGTCTGGTATAGCCGGGTTTCTGGCGCCAGGTGTCCCCAAGAGCCAGCTTTCCCGGCTCAACGTAAGCCTCGACCCGACTACACCGCGCAAGGCGGTTTTCGGCACTACCGCAATGAATTTGGACCTTCGCTACCATGAGGGCAGCGGAACCAATCAGGAATACATCGACTACATCATCTGTGTGGCGGCCCACAAGGTCAAGGCGATCAGTGAGATTTGGTTCGAGGAAAAGCAGGCGTGGGCATCCGGGAGTGGCGTGACATCGACCTACTCCGGCTACCTGACGGTCGCAACGCGGCTGGAAGGCAACTCCGGCAACACCATCTCGATCAACGGCGGCTCCAAGTGGGGCAGCACATGCCGCCTGACCGGCTGCGCCTATGTCCATATCCGCATCAAGCGCACCGGCAACTCGTCCAAGACCGAAAGCCCGCTGGTCAATGGCCTGCCGAGCCGCGTCACCATCATTGGCGAGGGCGGCTACCTCTATGACCCCCGCCTCGATTCCACTGTATCAGGCGGCTCCGGCGCACACCGCTCGGACGATCAGGCAACATGGGGAAGCTATACCGATCCCGACGACTGCGACAACCCCGCGCTCCAGTTGCTCTGGTGGTTGCTGGGCTGGAAAATCAATGACCGTCTCTCGATTGGCTGCGGCGTTCCTCCGTCCCGCATTGACCTCGAAAGCTTTATCACCGCCGCGAACATTTGCGACGAATACGTCACGCTTGCCACCGGTGGGACACAGCGCCGCTACCGCACCTCCGGCACGGCCTCCGATGCCGATGACCGGATGAGCGTAATCAACACCTTCCTTGCCTGCATGAACGGGACGCTGCGGGACAGCAACGGCAAGCTTTCGCTTGATGTCACCAAGAACGACCTAGCAGATTATGTGCTGGACTTTGACGAGAATGATGTTCTGGGCGAGTTTGAGTGGAACCAGACGCGCGGCTTGACCGACTCCTACAACAAGGCCCGTGGCCGTTACGTGGACCCATCCACCAGCAGCCTTTACCAGTTGGTGGATTACCCGGAGGTCGGGTTCGACAGCCCTGACGGTATCGAGCGTGTAATGACGCTGGACCTCGGGTATGTCGAGGACGGGCGCCGCGCGCAGCGGATTGCAAAGCAAGTCCTCCAGCGCAACCAGTATAGGGGGCTGTTCTCTGCAACCTTCACCGCCAAAGCGCAGGGCTGCGTGGTTGGTGATGTTGTGCGCCTGACCTTCACCGCTCTCGGCTGGAACGAGAAGCTTTTCCGTGTCGTTAGCCAAGAAATTCGCTTTGATGGGCAGGTTCCCATGTCCTTGGTCGAGGAGAATGACGCCATCTACCAGTGGGACGCCGAGGACAGTGCGCCAGTCACCCCCACAGCGCCGACGGTCTATGACCCGCTCAACAATCCCTTCATTCTCGGCGCGCTCCAAGCGTCCAGCCGCCATGAGCCGGCAGACACTGCCGCCACCTTCACGGCCAACTACCTCGGCGAACTCGATACCGGCCAGTTGGCGCGCAACATCCAGTTCAAGCGGTTCCGTGGGACCACCGATGTCTCCAGCCTCGCCACTTGGACAATCGAGTCGCAGGGCGGCATTACCGGGGGCACAGTCACCGTGTCGAACGGGGTGGTGAATATTCCGTCTGGCGTTGCGATCCCGACCTCTGGCGAAATGACGGTCAAGTCAGTCTATGACGGTGTGGACATCAACAGTAAGGTTGCCCTGACCCGGCTGGATGCAGCGCCGCCCAGCACTGGCTCTGGCGGCGGTACGACCGTCTACGACAGCACCTTCGATAGCGTGAGCGGCACGACCCTAGCGGCGATCTCTGACATCCTGACGGTCAAGACCGGTAGCGCCGGCACCATTACCTTCTCGGCCCCGTTGTCAATCTATGCTGCTGCGGCTAGCCCAGCCAACACCTTCGGCGCCATCGGGCGCTGGAAGTATCGACCGATCTCAGGCTCGTTCTCAGATGCGGGAACGCAGGCGGACGAAACGGAAGCTTGCACCGTGGAACTGGAAAGCGGTATATACTACATGTATCCAGGCTCGATCAGCATTGCTGCCACAGTGACCGGACTTAGCGCCAACACCGATTACGAGGTCCAGCTTTGGGCCGCCCGCGACACATCTTCTCCGACAAAAACGATCAGTTTCGGCGGCACCGCTTCCGCAACTGGCAGCTAAATGATAGGGTGACTTATGGCCTATATCTATGACCTAACCGATACGTGGAATGCCGGGGGCACGACCTTCTACGGCATCAAGATGAATGTGACCAACTCGGCCTCGGCGGCTGGGTCCAAGCTGCTTAGCCTCCAAGTCGGCGGGTCTGAGTTGTTTGGGGTGGACAAGGACGGCAACGTCGGGATCGGCACCACCGCCCCGAACGTGAAGCTGCGCGTCGAGTACTCGAACACCTCGTTCGCGGGCGGGCTGCTTGTCGCCAATACGGCCAACTCCGGCAATGCTTGGGGCCGTATCGACGTAGCTAACACTAATACCGGCGGCTCGCTTGTCCTTGCACAAGAACTTACCGGGCAGGCCAACATCATCAACACGACGAATAACCCGATGGCGTTGGGGACTAATAATATTACCCGGATGACTATCGGGAACACCGGCAACGTCGGGATTGGCACATCTACGCCCGCCGCATCGCTCGACATTAACGGCAGTCAGATCCTGCGCGGTGACGCTAATGGGTACGCGCTGTTCGCCCCGAAGGAGGGGACGGACCCGTTCGGCGTCAACTACGACCGCTTTGAAATCCGGGTGGACGACACCTCGCAAGTCACCAATGTCGGCAACGCCAACGCAGGCACCGGTTCCGCACGCGCGCTGGCTTTCACTACTGCTGCCACTGAGCGCGTCCGGATCAAAACTGACGGCCAAATGCGCTTCGTCCCGCTCTCTGGCGATCCTGCCGGCGCAGAGAACGGCGACATGTATTACAACGGCACCACCCACAAGTTCCGTGGCTATGCCAACGGTTCTTGGGTCGATCTTCACTAGGAGGCTTTATGATTACCTGGTCTATCTCACAACTTGAATGCAAGCCCATCTCCGGTGAGCGGGAAAACGTGGTCTGCACGATCCATTGGCGCGCGACCTACGCCGAGGGTGACTACACGGCGTCTTGCTACGGAACCGTATCGGTTGACGAGAGTGAGGACTTCACCCCGTTCGAGGAATTGACCGAGGAGATCGTGGTGGGCTGGGTCCAAGACAAGCTCGGCTCCGCCGTGGCGCAGTATGAGGCCGCCATGCAGACCGAGGTGGCTGAGAAGATCAACCCGCCCATCGTCCGCCCTCAGTTGCCGTGGGCCTGATATGATCCACCTCCCTCTCGCAGCCTTCATCCAGGCTCTCACCGCCTACCTGACCGGCGATCTCTGGCTCGGCGCTGCCATTGCGTCTGGCTTCTTCTGTGGGCGCGAACACGCCCAAGCGGAGTATCGCTGGATCGAGCGTTATGGTTTCGGCCTTCGCGCCAATATGCCGTGGCATGGCGGGTTCCAGAGCCGTGTTTGGAATATCAAATCAGTGCTTGACTTCGCGCTCCCGGTCGTATTTACTTGTTCTGTCGCGCCAATCGTGGGGTAATCAATGAGCCGGGGTCATTACATCTGGGAACACATCCCGGATGATTTCAAGCATATCGTTGACACGCTTTCCGTAGGGACGATGCTCGCCACCGTGTTTCAGATGCTCCCCGGTATCGCGGCTATTTTTACTATTGTGTGGACGGCGATTCGCATATACGAATCGGCCACCGTGCAAAAACTCCTAGGGAGGTCTAATGCCGACTCCGAGAATGACAGAGGAAGAACTCCTCGAAGCGATTAGGGTTGTAAACGAATACGG